AATGAAAGCGGGCATCATGTTTCATAAGAACTCGCCATACTTTGCCGTATGTGCCGATGTCGTCTTAGTAAATCCACCAGGCACTCTACCAAATCACAGTCATACGATTACACCTAATCCATTACCAACTGGTAATGCAAGTGACTTAAAAGAAGTATCAATCGGTAATCCTTAATTTTTTCATTCCATTCTTCTTGAGTATTTTATCAGAGGTCAGTTCTTCTTTCTTCTTTCCTTTTCCTAATTTCTTTTGAACCGTAGTCCATATTTTTTTAATTACAGGTCTTATAACTCTTATCAATAATGGCGTTGCAGCAGCACCCGCTGTGGCCACGACTGCAAGTGCAGTCACAGATGTTACTTGATTTATCGGCGGCACATATTTTTCAAGTGTAGAGGTTGATTCGTATAATGTCTCACAGGTTTTACCATTATCAATAAGTCGATGTCCGACAACTCTCTCATCACCTGATTGTGTAACATCACCAACTCGAAGTTGTGCAGGGCCTGGGCAAGGAACCTCTTCTTGACCACCTACATTACCAGTATCAGGAACCTCTGGTGGTTCAACTTCTGGTGGCGGTTCCACAGGTGGTGGTGGAATCTCTCTTGTAATTACTAATTGTTCTGGTTGATAATCTATCGCATTATATGATGGATACTCACCATGAGGGCATAATACTGTTGAACCTTTTGGATCTTGATTTACTAGATCCTTATCGAAAGGCAAACGACTTACATGATCTGTATTATCTTTATGCATTTCCACGCAGCCAGGCATATCCACGATGGGAAAACCTATCTGTAGAGTTACTGGTGGATCATTATTAGGGATGAAAGGTATTCCATATATCCAATCACTCTGTTTAACTTGAGGAATGGTTATAAAAGGAACACCAATTTCATTTATCGGTTCCACTTTTAGAAGTTAGGAATACCAAATCCAGTGCCTTCAGGCATTGGGGATGATGGTGCATCTTGTAGTGGAGAAGCAGGGCCTGTGAAGTCAGGAATAGCATTAGTAATCCCACCACCTATAGATGGAAGAACTGCTTCCATTACTTTGCCTTTAACATTCTCGATGATTGCATCCTTCCGTACATATACATAACCAACAGTACCCACGACGGCGAGAGATACAACACCACTAACAATAGCGATTCCATTTACGATTTTCTGTAACATAATTTTAAGGGTTGTCTTCGTTATTTAGTTCTGTTCTGTGTTGCCAAGTTTGACCACTATCAGAACCTACACATGGATTGATACATTTGACCACTCCATTTTTGTATTTGAACACTTGATTACATACTAAACCAGCCAAATCATGAGGGCAACCCTCTTTTCCGTTTGACCAATATAGTTGTCCATCTATCCAGTGTGCATCACACTCTGGACATAAGGCATTATTCAATGAGTGTTCCACGAGATCTACGAAGTTGTCTTAATTCTTCAAAATCTTTTTTCTTAGTACCACCATCATATGGCCACGCATATCCCTCTCCAATCATTTCTTCATTGAGTGATACAGTGCTGTCGCCAACATATAACCAACCAAGAAGCCGACCATACTTACCCACGCCACCTTTAAGTTCGGTTCTGATAATAAGTTCATCTTCTCCTTTTATAGTATCTTCAAGTTTCTTTTTCAACCAGTTAGTCGCATCTATACCCAGTGCCTTCTCTTCTAGATCTCTTGTCCTCTTCTCAGGAGTATCAACTCCAGCGACTCTAACTCTTTCTTTTTTGTAGAGATCGAATCCTAAGTCAATTGTGACATCTATTGTGTCACCATCAACCACTCGGTTAATCTCTGTTACTCGAAAGTTGTAACAACTCTTTCTACTCGGTGGAACCATTGCTCCCATATTCAAACTCCATTAATGCTTTATTTATGGCGTCAGTGGGAGAGGTTGCATTTTCTTCTATTCTCTTTCTTCTTTGATTTCTTATAAACATTTGATTTATTGAATGCCAATGCATCGGTTCGTAGATATCGATCTCTCCTCTTAATCCCCCTTTTGATTCTACATCAATCGGCCAAGTTGTTGGACAATTTGCAGATGATCCATCTAATGGCAAACTACAAGCACCAGCTGGTGGTGTCACTGGTGCAGTCCCACACATTGTCAAAAAGAATATTGGAATTATCGCTAACTTATTCATTTGGAAAGTAGTGATCGTATCTCATTATGTAGTATATGACAACTGTAACACAGACTATCAAAATGGCAATCATCCATACTATTCCCCAGACAATCAATCCCTTTGTCTCCAATCGTCAGATTTATCATTTCTAAACCACTCTGCTATGTCATCAGCACCACTAAATCCTTTCTTGTCTGATTTTGGATCTCCAATATCCAAATACTTAAGGCAAGATCCATCAGGATCAGTTGCCATTCTTCTTGCTGTGCTTAACATACCCCTTGCTGAAGTATTTGCTTTTGATAATTTCTGTGCCCATATCATATCTTCCATGCTTACTTCTGTCCCTGCTGCAATTGATTTACAGATGCCTTCTAACCGAAGGCGATATTGTGTAGATAACATAAACTAATGTATAGTATTACTATGATTTATACTGATAAAATTTCGTTCATTATGAACTCTTTGGATAAGTCAGGTTTTCCAAACATATCTAATTGAATATTATCTGCATTTACAATCAGGTCATCGTCCAATTCTTTACGAGCATGTAACCAATAGTATGTACCATCCTCTCTTATATAAAAGTAACTAGTGTTGTGTGAGTCAAGAAGGAAGACAGCATACAAGTGAGGATATTCTCTCTTGCGATTTGGATCTGGTCTACATGACTTACCCATGTCACCATACATGGGTCTACTACCACTACCATGAGGGGTAGGTAAGTCTCGCCCATGTGATCCAAATAGATCGTATCCTTTAGTCAACAGGAATGCTCCTCTAGTAGTGCTTCTCCAACTTCAATATAATTTAATTCATCGTTATATACCCAATGCATCTTTTCCCATATATTTTTAAACTCCTCTTCATCTAAATCTTTAAGAAGAATTTTATCTTGCCAGTAAATGTGGTATCTCATGCGATCATTGACATTGCGTGTTGTAACTCTCTAGCATGTTCGAGTTCATCTTCTGCGATCTCTGCTATCTTCTTATCCTCTGGATGATATGCTGCATACTTAACATAAGTTTCATAAGCATGCTTCTCAATCTTCATGTTGATGTCATAAGCGTCAATAGGATCAATAAGATAGTAGCCAACCATGATCCAAAAATAAAGTAAAACAAGATGTTTGGCAAAGAACCGATCAATCCAGTAAGCTGACCCTCCTCTTCTTTCCATTTCTTCCAGATGTTCTGTTTCATTGAGTGCCTGATAGAAGTGTTCCTTCATCAAGTATATATGTTCCTCACCTCTCAATCCTAAAGACTCTCTTAAATGTAATACACTTATGAACGCAAAGTATGGCGCTCTAGCAATCACTTCAAGAACCCAGAATCTTTGAGCTGGTCGATTACGATACAGGAAATCAAGTATCGCAACTGTTACATTAAGGACTACTGAGTTAAATTGTTTCATTGCCAGTATTCGTCTAGGACATCAAAGGTTCTATTGAGATAATCATTTGCTCCTGTGCAATACCCTTCATTCTTTTCTCCTATCTCACACTTGTAGTGTAACTCTCTTTTCAGTTGCATGAGTTTGTTGGTCATTGCAACCTTGTCTAATCTACCGTTCATCATTCCTCCTTCTTAATTGATTCCAAAGAAAAAGGATGTTCCTGTAGATAGGGAACATCCTCTCTTGCATTTCTTACGGCTTCCCATGCGTCATCAGCGTATTCACCAATTTCGTAATGATTTAATTGTTGGTCGTGCCAACCAAGTGTGTAGTGGGACATGATAGTTTCAACTCCAGTACATTAATATTTATTATAACATACTAAGTAGAAATACGCACGAATGTGTGGACTCACTAACAGTTTTTATTTAAATCTTCTGCCATATTACCACCAATTTCTGCACCTTGATTACCACCAAACATTGCTACCCAACCAGCTGCAACCCAACCCACAAAGGGAATAGAGGCAAGACTAGGAGCAGCACTAGCACCAATACTAGTCCCAACCAGTCTCCCAGTTCCCTCTGCACTTCCGATTGCTTTGATACATGCTTCACTTTTTCGTGCAGCAGTTATCTCCTGTGCTTGTTGTTGAGTCAAACCAGGCGGTTGATCAATCCAAGACCTATGATTGGAAACAGGGCCACCCTGATTAATCTGACCATCCATGAAGTACTCTTCTGTAACCTGAGTAGTATTATTTGCTAAACCTAAGAATCCTGCTTTCTTTTTGATGTCCTTAGTAATGAATGCTGTCTTAGGATCATTTGCAGTATAACTTAACTTATATCCATCCTTGTCTGCTTGGACAACATAAGAAGTATAAGGAGTTACTGGTATGTCTAATTTAGGTAATTGATTTTTATTATTACTTGCGATGTAACCAATCATACCAATATGTGATACCCCAAAGAGTGTGCCTAGGGATATGCCAATCCACTTATTCATTTTGCATCAGGGGTAATTTTAATTGGTGCTTGTTCAATACGAATAGTTTGTGCTGGTGCAGTTTGTGATGCAGCTGCAATCAACTTCTCCATATCTGACTTTGATACTCCACCACTCGCTCCTCCGCCACCAGACGCACCCTTCTTAGAAGTCTGTACGCCAAAAGTTGCCAACACGCCTGTGAAAACCGACGCTATGAAAGTTGGATCAAGATCCTGTTTCGGCATTTTAAAAGCGGGTGGTAAATCCACATACGCTAATGTTAATATTGCTCCACTCCATACCAGTATGCCAAGTCTCACGAATGTCGAGAGAATCATCATCTGTTCTTCCTTATCTTCTGCTGCGTCCTTCAACTTATCGAAAAAGTTAGGCTTCTTAGGAGCTTGTTCCTTTTTCTTTTCTTCCTTTACTTCAGCCATAATTATGTTATGATCTCAAGTTATTTAGTCATCCAATATCTTGTAACTTTTCTACTACTGTTGATGCCTGCATAGGGGCGACATCATTTAAACCATTGGCATCGAACCAAGGAGCACTCTCCCAGTCGAAACCTTCTCCGAATGTATTGTCTGCATTAGCAACATACCAATGGCATGATGCATCTGGAATATCTACTGCACAGACTGCCCAATCATCTGTCCATTGTGGAACTTGAACCCAGATGACAGGTTCTGCTTCAAATGCATAAGCTGTAGAATGAATTCCAAATAACAATACAAACACTGACAACCAACCAAATACTCTGGGAATGTATTTGACTGATGGAGGATGTTTATATGTCTCCATAACGTCGTGATAATTCATTAGATTAAACCTGAGTAACCAGCTACTGTGCCGATAATTACAAAAAAACCAAACTCATATAATGAGTAATATGGGCTATAGAATATTTTCTTCATGCGAATGCGATATTACCTACACCTGATACGATGTAAAGTGCAACTACTGATGTGAAAAGAATGTGATACATTATGCTCCTTGATATACTGGGGTCATTACACCACCACCTTCATCGTCATCGTCATCATCAGAACTGAACAGTAGGTTGATGAAGACTACAATTCCTATGGGGTAGAAACACCATAGGATTGCTAGAAAGGGTGATATTTCGTGTGATGCGGACAATTCTGACATCTATACAAAGCCAGGTATGATTTGTCCTGTTGTTAAGTATGCACCTATACATGCGACAATACCTAACATTGCTAATCTACCATTGAGTTGCTCTGCAACTCTTTTTGATTCGTTATCAGACATTAGAATATGCCTGGGATGATGTTACCTGTTGTTGCGTATGCGCCTACTGCTGCAACGAAACCAAGCATTGCTGCCCAACCGTTAAATCTTTCTGCTTCTGGAGTCATGAGTTTGTACCTTTTTTGAATTGTGAATTGTGAATTGAATTTCATTTGTCAAAATAAACCTGGCGCTATCCATCCGAATAGACCGTAGTTGATTGTGCCGATTACTAGACCAAGCATCGCAAGACGACCATTGACTAGTTCTGCGTACTTCCAATAAGGATGTTTTGTGTCCATTAGAATACGCCTGGAATGATTTGACCTGTGGTTGCATATGCACCGATGAGTGCAACGAAACCAATCATAGCCCAACGACCATTGACTTTCTCAGCATTCTGAGGATAACCATCGTATGAAACTGATTCATCGATA